CTCATTTTCTTCTTCAGTATACAAAGAATTATTAGCATTCATTTCTTTGTATCCGAAATCATGTTGTTCCATATCAGTAGCTTTTTCTGAATAATTTTCATATTCAGATTCATTAGAAGATGCTGCCATTATTTTTCTTTTGCTGTCAGGGAACAATTGGACTAGGTGTCCTTTAGGTAGTATTTTGCGGATTAGTATGTAGGCAGCATCTCTAAATAAAATATCTCTTGACTTATTATCAACATATATATCAAATGGGTCTGGTTGTTTAATAACTATTTCTCCCATACCTCTATCCGCATCAGAATCTACAGTAACAAGCAAATAACCTAAAGATTTAGTAACAGCATCATTTACAGCATTTGACATTAAAGTATCACCGTCAGATAAATTCCAAATATAATCAGCAACATCAGAAAATACTGAAGCCACATCAGAGTCAGTTCCCTCTGTTCCAATTGCTTGCCATCTAGGAGATTTAGCGGTAGCATAAAAATTTAACATTTCAACAACAGGAATTATTCTATTGATTGTAAATGTAGGCATACCTTGTTCTTCAAGGGCTACTTTTTCATCATAAGATAATTGATTATCATTTGCAAAATCATAACCTTTTTGGTTTATATATTCCCACTGAATTCTATTCTCTGTTTTAGAATATTGAAAAACTTCATTTATTCTTTGAGCTGTTTTATCAATTCTTTTTGCCAAAATTAAACTCCTGCTTTATATTTATTGTTTGCCATTTTAAAACTTAATTTCTTTTTCTTTTTTTTCTTAGTATTATACTTTCTTCTAGTATTCCCAGTAGAAAGTTTACTATTGTCTTTAACGCCTAAATCTGATGTTGTTATTATATCTGACATTAAAACCTCCAGTTTATTCCAGTACTTATATTATACTCTTCACGACCATAATATTTTAATTTATTACCCTCGATAAAAACCCCAATATGCTCACTTAGATTAGCTCCAACCAGAGCGCCAATGTCATATTGCTCCTCACCTCCATCATATGATTTCTCTGTCAAACCAACAGTCGATAGAAATGAGTTTACCCAAATATGGGAGTAATACTTGTTACCCCCAATATAAAAATCTAATCCTAAAACTATACTGGCTTCAGCTTGCCATTCTTTTTCTTTATTATCTTCATTATATTGAGTTATGATATGCGGCATGTGATATTCATAAAACTCTGCATCAGAATATGCCACTGCATTGGAGTCAGGGTCTTCCCAATAATAATCAGCCTCCTCGTAATAATATGTCCAATAACCTTCTTCTGTAATTGGGTCAGTTTCAATCCATAGCCAATAATCATCTATCTCTCCATTTTCATTTAAATCAGTGACAGGAACTAAATAATCAACATAACCATATTGATAAGCAAGTTCCCACCAAGGATTTTCATAGTTATCATAAGCAGGATGTCCATATACTGGATGTCCCATAACATTACCACCTAATGAAAATATAGCTGGTCCTAGTTCTAGTTTATATCTAGCATCATAAGATGCAAATTGTAAATCTCTACTTTCTTTTTCAAGATATTTAAATTTAGTAATAAAGCTTTCGTTTGACCATTTTATCCAATATTCTTGGTCTATAAATTCATGTCCTCTATTTCTAATAAAAGAAGCAGAGAAAAGATATTCTAAACCATCAACTGCTCCAAATAATGCATTATCACTTAAAGCTGATTCATCTCCTTTGTAAAACTTTTTAGAGCCTTGATATGGGAATAATGCAATCTTACGTAATCCTATATTATATTTATAATCATCTTCAAATTTTATATTATCTTTTACATATGGTGTACCCATAGATGCAGAGCCATATATAGTCGAGTTATCAAATATACCACTAAACAACAAACTGCAAGTCGTAGCCACATATATAAAATAATTTTTAAATCTTTCATAAAACATTAGTGTTTATGCTCCTTTCTAATTAAATCTCCGTAATGCCTATTGTAAGGGAAATATTCCTGATGCATTATCTGAGGGTCTTTTTGCATTAGATTAAATAAATTTCTTTCAAGATTACGTTGTGTTATATTATGAGTCCTATCTTCTTCTGTGACCCTGTAAGGAAGTCCAAAGCTTTTATATCTACTTTCTCCTCTATTTAATCCAACTAATTTTAACATATCATCTAGACCTCTTTCAGCACTAGACTTTGCTTGCATTAAATGTCTATATATAGGATGAACTTGCTCATAATTATGGAATCTTTCTCCATGTGCCAATTCAGCCATATAATCATGCATAGATGCATATCTCATATCTCTTTCCATTTCCTCAGTTGTGGGAGTGTAATATGGAATACCTCTTTTCATGCGTTGTTCACCACCTGCCATAGAAATTACAGGACTCTGTATTCTCATAGTATCAGGAGCACTAAAATTCTTTACATAGATAGGAATGTCACCAAATGGAGAAGGAAATGAAATGTCATGCGTAGCTGTTTTATAATATGCTCTTTCACCAGTAGGCAAACTTGTGTCTATAAAAGGAGAGCCAGCTTCTAAATACTGATTACGCATAAATCTTCCAGTAGCAGTATCAGGCCTTATATTTAAATCATCCATATATCTAAAAAACGTAGAATCTTCTGGAGATAATTTACTATAATCTATTCTATCTTCTTGCCGTGCTGACATTTAAAATCTACTTCCCTTTGAATTTCTTTTTTCTAATTTACTCAATCTATCTTCAAATGCACCTATCTTATTATTTAATGCATCAAGCTTATCTTTACAATCATCAATACCTGATAAATCAACTTCAGGTATATCTATTTTTTTATTCTTTAATTTATTTAACTCTTCTTTAATATAAGTTAAATCCGCAGCCAATGGAGTTAAACTTGTAGATAAAGACTTTAAATCTTTAAAAGTATCATCATACTCTTCTAGTTTATAAGATATAATTTTCAAATCACCCATAGATTTAATATTGTCAATCTCTTTAGTGTTATCTTCAACAGCTCCTGTAAGTGTAAAATAAACACCTACTGCTGATACTAATACCACTCCAATAGTAACTAAAAATTTTAAATCCATTTGAAAACTTGTGTTCTCGCCTATTTTATGAGCCATCACTTCTTTCTCCTTTTTAACTTGTTTAACTTCTTGTTGCTGTTCATTTAATACTTCAGATATTTCGTCTATAGTAACTAATTTTTCTTCTATTAAAATCTTTCCAAGAGGAACAGACCTATTGTAAGTAATAGCTTCTTCAGACTGTTTTCTTAAAGCTTTTTGTAATTGCTTTTTATTAATAACTCCTTTTAATAATAATAAATCACCTATCTTCATGCTATTACCCATGATTTAGGTTGAGGTCTTTTCTTAAAAAATCTTTTTTCTTTT